GAGCCGGAGAAGACAGAGGAGACAGACGAGAAAAAAGAAAGGTAGGTGCCAATTTTATGTTTGGACTAACTGATCAAGAGATGGAGAGTTATCGTAGTTTTGCACAGAATTTTGCAGTAGAGGAGCTTACACCGCAAGTAGTTACAGACTCAGAGCTGTTAGCACCTGTCCTTGTTAAAGGGGAAAAGATGTACCCGGATATGCCGTTTGTAAATCAACTGGTTACAGACTTAGAGACGATTGTAACAATAACGACTACAACGATGGCTTACGACTACGCTCATTTGCAATCTGAAAGCGATTTACTAGAAAATGAGATTATCGAGAAGCTACATAATAAATTTGAAACGTTTGTACTCAATCAGTTTATTCGATACGGTGTTGTTTTCACTCAAGAAGCTATCACTCGAATTGTCAGTCAAACAATATTAGAGCTGCCGTATATGTATGCAGCCGTTATGGGTGACGAAGAGTTTAACGAAGATACTTTCCTAGAGGAACGTTTACAGGCGTATAACGATTATCTTGATTCCAATTTTGGAGAGGATGATCTTACCGAAGAAGACGAGGAGTACTTCGATGAGGAGGATGAGGAGGAACTTGATAAGTAAAAAAGAAATAGTTGAAAAACGCAAAAGCCTATATCAGCTAGCGGAAAGGTACCATGACTTCAATAAAGGGGACAAACGGGTGCATACACCTAGGCTATGTGTAGTGTGTAGCCGCCCTCTTTCTTCTTTAATCATAAATGAAGGAAAGTACATTACTTCCGTTTCACATGTTCACTTCCATTTAAACGAGTATTTTAAAGTTGATATCTGTAAAGACATAGCGTCTTGTTACAGAACATTAGCGAAGAAAGGGGAGTTAATCAATGTCGATGGCGGATAACATCAGAAAAAAGATGCAAAAGAAAAAGGGAATGTCAAGTGAAAGTGAAGTTCGTGACTTATTAAATGACAGCTTGTCACTTTCTTTACTTAAGTTTATTCAGCGCCTACAGTCGGGAGATATTCCGATTGACAACATGGCGGACTTAACCCGTGTGTACGGGATGTATAAAGAGATTAATGGAATCACAGAGGCAATGGAAGGTAAAATGGGACAATCTGCGCTTCCTGAGATCAACATGAAGCAGGATAAAGCTTTAGAAGAAGGCATTCAAGAGGGTAAAATTACAGCAGACGAAGAGGGACGATTAGATGTTACAGATTTATCAACTGAAGATGTGGCTGAGCTATTACACAAGTTTGATATGGCTCAAAACAAAGAAAATGAGAGTGCGTTCTAATGATTAACAACATCGATGGAAAACTAATCGCCAATGTCGCTAAGCAGACATTTGGACGAACAGACCTAACAAAAGAAGAACTAGCGTACGTAATCACAATGCTCAACCCTTCGTCTTATCTTTTAAAGCACCATAAGGTTAAGAACCACCCGATTACCTTCCATATTAGCGGAAGAGACTCTGCAAAGTACCAATCTCACCGCCCTTGGCAAGTACAGATGATCAATGACCAGCATGCAAATAAAGCGGTTATCAAGTCTCGTCAGTTAGGACTATCAGAGATTGGTGTAGCAGAGATGATTCACTTTGCCGATTTACACAGTTACGCCGGGGTTAAGTGTCTATACACATTCCCTACGAACCGACAAATGAAGGACTTCGTTAGTACCCGGATTAATCCTCTACTCGAGGCTGGGTACTATTCGACTATTACCGATAAAAACGTTGATTCATTGGAAAAGAAAAAAATTAGAAACAGCTTCTTACTGTTCCGTTCATCTTCTAAAGGTGCAGCAGTAGAGGGTGTCGATATCGACTACTTATCACTGGATGAGTATGACCGTGTATCTGCTTCAGCAGAAATCTCAGCTATCGAGTCTATGTCATCTTCTAACTTTAAAATCTTACGCCGTTGGTCAACTCCTACGGTCCCTAACTACGGGATTCACGAATTATACGACAAGTCAGACCAGCATGTGTATATGCATAAATGTGATCACTGTGGCTATACGCAGCAGCTAGATTACGAGAAAAATATCGAGTGTACCGATGAAAGCGGAGTAGACTTGCTAGCTCAAACAGTAAAAGACGGAACATTCCGATTCATCTGTCAAAAATGCGGTAAGGTTTTAGACCGTTGGTATAACGGCTCATGGGTCCCTTTATACCCTACTCGTACGCAAGATGGCGGCGGAACTCGAGGATACCTTATCACTCAAATGAACGCTGTATTTATCTCTGCGGACCAGCTGAAACGTAAAGAACTTGAAGCTAAATCTAAGCAGCATTTCTACAACTACGTTTTAGGGTTCCCATTCCAAGATTTAGCGCTTGCTGTTGTAGACGATGATATTAACAACAATATCCGAGAAGATTTACCAGAGCCGCTTATGAATCGAGGAGATTATCGATTTATCTCTGTAGGTATCGATTGGGGTAACCGTCACTGGATTACTATTCGAGGATTCAGAGATAACGGAATGATTGACCTTATTCGTATCTTTTCTGTGGAAAGGTCAAGGGGCGTAGCCAATATCGAAGCAGACTTAGAAGAAATCATTAACCAGCTTATTCCGTATAGCCCGGATATTATCTGTGCAGACATCGGAGATAGCGGTAACTACGTTGAGAAGCTTATTCAGCACTTCGGATTTGGTAAGGTATACGGAGTTAAGGTAAACCCTAACCCACGTTCTACAGGACAGATTCAGCCTTCATGGTCAGAGCCTAAATCACTTGTTACAATCGATAAGCTTACACAAAATAAGCGTCACATCTCAGACATGAAGATGAATCGATTAGGTTTCTATCGCCCAGATAGAGAGCTAGACTTGTATAAACAACATTGGAAAAACGTTGTTATTCGAGACGAAGAAGACGAGAAGACAGCAGAAGTATACCAAATCATCACGAATAAAGGTGACGATCACTTTGCCCAATCTTCTGTATACTCAATGGTAGGTATGGAGCACGTTCTCGAGCCGTTTATTGTAGGTAAAAAAGAGAATGCCTTCAACTACACAGTCGTTCAAAACGCTATGCCACAAGCTACAGATATTTTTGGACGAGGGTACTAGAGAGGAAGAAATATTTTCCTCTCTTTTTTATTGACAGTATAATACAGGCATGTTACAATGTGTATAAAGGAGGTTATGAATAGTGAAAAAGGCAAAATACAGTCTATCCGAATCTGGTATGGATAGCTTAGTAGAAAAGCTTACGAAGATTGCTACAGAAATTCAAACTTCTCCTGCTGAAGGATTGGCAAACGCTAAATTTGATTCAAAGTTCGTCAAGCTAATGACGAAGGTTAAAGGATTGGATGACGTTATCGAAAGAAACGACCAACTATCCAAAACGTATCAAGGGCTTTTGGCAATGTACGGGTTCGAAAATATGTACGATATGTACCTCTACGCTAAATCTTGTGACTCCCTCCCAGAAGAACTTGTAAAGGGTAAGGACTATAGTAAGCTCGTACCAGTAAAACGAAAAGTTATGAGAAATGGAAAAGAAACTGAGGTCACTGTGTACGAAGACCCGGGCAAAGGCGGAAGTGAATCTAACGAAGGAAACAGTGAAGGCAGAAACACTCCCAATGCCACTGTAAGCCACGCTAGAGAGCTTAGAGGAAGAGTTCACGCCGATAGTGATACAAAGGATACGAAGAAGGTTGCTAAGCTAAAACAGGCAGCTAAGGGCTTATCCCAAGGTCAACAGTTTCAAGATACTTCGGACTATTATTTAGAGCTAGCTGGTCCAGAAGGAGAGATTGCTGGAATAGTAGGTTACTCCAAGGAAGGTGAGTACCTTGTAATGGATTTCTACAAAACCAACGGTCAAGTTCCGGGTATTGCGGCTCGAGGTTTTTCAGAGCTTATTAAGCTAGCAGTTAATGTAAATAAAGGTGTAAAAGTAGCAGACAACCCTCAAGCTCGTCCTGTATTTGCAAAGTTTGGACTCGAGCAAGACGGGAATCATTGGACTATAGACGCAGCTGATCTTCAAGATGTTTTTGGAGAGAGCGGTAACGAGAGTGATTGATAGAATCTATGTTATAATGATAGTAACGGTAGTAGGATATACACTATTACTGGCTTTTGGATTCCTTATGGCAGTAAGATCAGCTAAAAAAGAGGTCAAGCTGTATAAACAAACAATAGAAAATGTTGTTAGTGAATTAAAAGACATTATAATCGAGGAGGAAATTAATAAAATGAGTATGGACAAAGGTAATAATAAAAATAGATTAGATCACGAATTTACGGTAGAGTTGCCGCAACCACTAACCGAACGATTCTTCGCTGAAGAGAAAAAGGGTTTAACATTAACAGGGTTATTAACTAATAAGCCAACAGATCGAGATTATGCGGAAATTTTAGATATGCTGGTGCATTTGGCTAGGAAAACATTTAAGGACTATAACTTCTTAATTGCCAAATCTTCAGACGAGTCAAAAGATACAAATTTCTTGCAGCTCGTAAGTCACTCATCTGAGGACCCGGAACTACATAAGAGAATCTTTAGAAAATCAATTGACTGCGGCGCAGAGTACAAAGTCCTTGTAGAAAAATTTGCAGATTTAGTAGCAGCCGGAGAAGTAATTGACCTTGGAGATGACGTAGTAGTTATCACAGATGACAACACAGGAAACCCACCAACAGGTGTATCTCCTATCAACTCTGGGCTAGAGGGCGGAGAGATCGCATTTATCATCAGTTTCATTCAGAAGGATAACTTCCCTGCATGGCTAGAAAATACGTTCCCTCAACCTGAAGAAGAGGAAGCGGCGGAATGAGTGAGGAGAGAAAAACTCTCCTCCATTCTTTAAAAGATACAGTACAGTTCTTCAAGGAAAGGCAAACTGTCGGTCGAATGAAGACAGAGCATGAAATCTTTATTCCCGTAGAGCTTATGAAGGACCAAGCTAAAGAAACTGAGGAGTTTATCAAAGCTGCTAAGTTCATTAACGCCGCTAAAGAGTGGCAATGCCCTGTGACAGCTGAGCAAGTTAGTGTAGGTAAATTCTCTGGAGTTACCTTCGTATTTACTTTTAGCTCAGATACCGTTTTTGATTCCATTATTAGGGAAATCGAGACTAGGTTAGTAAATAACTAATCTGGTCTTATATTAAAAGAGAACATAATTTGAAAGGAGCAATTTACATGGCTAGTTTAGAGGGTCTTCATCCGTATGTAAAAGCAAAAGCTGAAGAACTAATTGCAAATGCTAATAATCGCTTAAAGGGTAACTATAAAATTATGATTACTCAAGGGTTGCGTACAAAGGCGGAGCAGAACAATCTATATGCAAAAGGTCGTACACAAGCCCAGCTTAATGCAGTTGGTTTGGGTAACGTTAAAGCTCAACCTAGCGCATCTAAAGTAACAAATGCCCGTGGCGGTTACTCTATGCATAACTACGGTCTTGCTATCGACTTCGCACTACGATCTGTAGATGGAAAAGACGTTACTTGGGAAATGGGCAAAGACTTCGATGGTGATGGAAAAGCAGACTGGATGGAAGTTGTAGAAGAAGCTAAGAAATTAGGCTTTGAATGGGGCGGAGATTGGAAGAGCTTTAAAGACTACCCTCACTTCCAAATGACTGCCGGTTTAACAGACAAGCAAGTATACAGCGGTATGGTTCCTAAATTCCCTGCATACAAACCAAATACATCTTCTGTATCAGCACCAGCCAACAGTCCGGGAATCTATAAAAAAGGCGATTCTGGAGCAGAGGTTAAGAAGTTACAGCAAGACTTGTTAACATTAGGTTACAAGTTACCTAAGTATGGTGCAGACGGTAGCTATGGAGACGAAATGATTGCAGCTGTTAAAGCATTCCAGAAAGATAATGGGCTGACAGCAGACGGTATCGTTGGTAAAGATACGACTACTAAGCTAGCAAGCCGTATTCTAGAAGCTAAGGCACCTAAAGCTGAGGACTTACCTAAAGTAACAAGCTTAGGAGACAAGTACTCATTTCAAGTTAAGGCACTAAAAGATATCAGTGTATATAAATACGCAAACTTGTCTGGAGCATTCCGTACGTTAACTAAGGACACTATTTTTTCTGTCTATGGTTACACTGAAGACGGTAATGCCTATGCTGTCCCCGGTGGTTTTGTATCGGCTAAAGAAGTAGAAGCTTTACTTGTTACAATTACAACAGGTGGACTTGCAGAGGCAATGGAAGCTGAGTTCCGCACATTCCTTAAAGAGGCTAAGATCGGTTCACAACTTAACGTATACGTTACAGGTAACCCAAGCTCTACGATTTCCGTAGGCGGTCTAGACCTAGTATCAGTTAAGAAGTTCCTCGATCAAAAAGGCTGGTACTATAAATAATTAAAAAGACTTCCTTCGGGAAGTTTTTTTTATTTTATATTGACAGGCTATAGGATATAGTGTATATTAGAGTTAAGTTACAAAACCTCCCAAATGTAGCTCGTAGCATAAAAACCTCCCATTTTTATGCTATAATGAAAGTAAGATACCACAAAATATATCATTCAGAGAGGTTGATTGTATTGGCTAGTGTTTATAAAGATATCAGATATAAATGGTTAATCGAAAAAGGATTTAACGTATTTGGTGATGAACACCAACTAGCATACATGCAATCATTGTGGGCTCCTAAAGACGAGGTGCAGGCTGTATTCTGTGACTCTAAGAGTGGGACAGGTAAAACTACACTAGCTGTCTTAGCCGGGGCGTACGAGGTCGAAAAAGGTACAGACTATGATAAAATCGTTTACATAAGAAATGCAGTCGCAACTAGAGACCAAGGATTCTTACCGGGTGGAGTAAAAGATAAAGAAAGACCTTTTATGAAACCATTCATTAGTGCATTAGACAAGGTACAGCCGGGTCTATTTGAGGTATGGGCTGGTGAGAAAAACCAAGACAATGATGACGATGAAGAGTTCCAAGGCATTAAAGCTGAGGCTATAACTACATCGTACGAACGTGGAGTAACATATGAAAATGCTTTCGTCATCTTAGATGAAGCGCAAAACATGAGTCTACATGAGTTACATACTATTTATACTCGTTGCGCTGATAGCTGTAAGATTACTACAATCGGAAGTACTCAACAGTTAGATGACCCTAAAATACAACGAATTAATGGCTTATTACCATTTGAAATCTTTATTCAGCACTATAGAGGTACTAACACTAAAGAACATACGTTAGTGAAGAATTATCGAGGTGCTTTTGCCGCACATGCGGACGAGATTCAAGAGACAATTAAAATGATGTCAGTAGGAGGAAATGAGTAAATGACTGAACATGCA